TTGCTAAATTAAAAGAGAAGCACGCCAAAGATAACAAGCCAGTAATGCCAAAGGCAAAGACAAATGGCTAAGACAATTAAGATTAAAGGCGAAGGCCACACAATCAAGAAGAACAAAAAGGGCGAGGTAATTGTTGACCACGCTGGTAACAAGGGCAAGTACGACAAAATAAATTTAACTAAGAAGGCTGGCGCCAAGACAATTGCTGCTGGTGTTAAGGCAACTAAAGATTGGCACAAGAAGAATGGCTAGTGAGGCGTGGCAAAGAGCCGAAGGTAAGTCAAAAAAAGGTGGACTCAATGAGAAGGGCCGCAAGTCTTACGAGAAGGCTAACCCTGGCTCTGATTTAAAGGCTCCAGTAAAGTCTGGTAGTAATCCACGCAGAGCAAGTTACCTTGCTCGTGCAGCAGGTAATCCAGGACCAGAACGTAAGCCCAACGGTGAGCCAACAAGGTTGCTACTATCTCTTCAGGCATTCTGATTTAAAGGCTCCAGTAAAATCTGGTAGTAATCCACGCAGAGCAAGTTACCTTGCTCGTGCAGCAGGTAACCCAGGACCAGAACGTAAGCCCAACGGTGAGCCAACAAGGTTGTTACTATCTTTACAGGCATGGGGTGCATCCTCAAAGGCCGATGCTAAGAAGAAGGCCGCTGCTATTTCAAAAAGGAATAAGGGGAAGAAATAATGCCAAAGAAGACAGACCCATGCTGGGATGGCTATACCCAAGTCGGCATGAAGATGAAGAACGGCAAGAAGGTTCCTAACTGCGTTCCAGACCGTTCTGGTAGAGTTCCAAAATCAAAGCCAACGGCTAAGAAGAAGGTGAGCAAGTAATGTGCGCTACCTGCGGATGTATGAAACCAAAAGACAAACACGGTATGAAAACTTTGGCTGCAGCAAATAAAAAGTTTGCTAAGGCAAAAAAGAAACCCACTAATAAGAAAGGAAAATAACCATGTGCAAATCCTGTGGCTGTGGCTGTTCAAAGCCAAACTGTAAGGGCGCCTGCAAGAAGAAAAAAGGCGGTAAAAAATAATGGCTAAGTCATTAACACCAAAGCAGAAGAAGATTGCTAATGCTGCTGGAGATAAGAACAAGATTACTGGCGCTGATTTCAAAGCCTTGAAGAAGGCCAAGGGACAGAAGACAACCATGCACAAGAAGAAGGGCATGTAGTGTCTAAGTACACCAAGAAGTCAGACGAGAAGCAGGATGCCAAGGTCATGAAGAACATGACCCCAGTCCAGATGATCGAGTTTAAAAAGAAAGACAAGAAGCATCGCAAACCAAAATCCCAAGAGGATGATGCCAAGATGGATCTTGGTATTGCCAAGAGAATCAAGGCAAAAAAGAAGTAAGACTTAGCCCCACAATTATGGGGCTTTTTCTTTATCATTGCTATATCGGTAACCCGCTGCGGGCCCGTGCAGACCCACTGCTTGCGATGAAAAGGGGACTTTTCCTATGTGGAAACCGTGGTATCAAGAAGTTGCTGAGATGAACAATCAGCATGAACGTGAAGAGTTCATCAAGGGCGTGTTTGGATTCCGCCCTAAAGAAAAGCGCCCAATCGTCGCAGGTTTAATTATGGGAACTACTGCTGCCTATCTAGCAGGAGCCATAGGCATTGCGTCGAAGGCGAAGAAGAAGAAGTGAAGTTAGTTCACAACATAAAAGCATCCCTACATAGAGCCAGCCACGATACCGCTCGCTTCATGTCAGCACACCTTCGTTCCGAAGCCCGTGCTTCTGGTTGGCCTGATCACCTCGTGAGTGGTCTGCATGTTCGACACAGTGGCGGATCCTTTACGGTCCACGCCCATCCCTCATCTCGTTCAGATGTCATGAACATGGAGTACGGAACAACCAGCAATCAACCTAATAGGGCAATTCATAGATTTAATAATGATCAAAAAGAAGCAGAGAAGTTTCTTGTAGGCAGACTCGGTCATCATATGGGGGTCAAATAATGACATTCCTATTATCTGAAGACGAGGCTCTTCGCAACTTGTTAAAGGACATGGTAGTAACAGACCAAAAGTCGGTGACTGGAGAAGGTCCACAAAGAAAGGTCAAGGTCTATTTTGGTCAGCCTGATCAAGAACTACGTGACCAGACCTACCCCTACATCACCATCGACATGATCGATATCAACGAAGGTATGGATCGTGCAATGCGTGGTAAGGCAAAGCCTTCGTATCTAAGTGATCCAGCCACGGGTCCTGATGGAACTTCCGCTTATGATTCAGAGACCCAAGACTGGGAAATTCACTGGCCTATTCCAGTGAACATTGATTATCAGATTACTACCTATGCTCGTCAACCTCGTCATGACCGAGAAATTTTGGCGCAAATTCTTTACTCAAAGATTCCAATGCGGTTTGCTGTATTGGAACCAACAGACGGAACAGTCCGTCGACTAGATCTTCTGGATATCGCAAAGCGTGATATTACAGAACAAGGAAAGCGTTTATTCGTAAACGCCTTCACGGTGCGTGTCTCTAGCGAGATAGCACCAGAGTTGTACAACAAACTATACAAGGCGCTCATACTCGATGTCACAGGTACGGCTGGAACCATTACCAACGGTAAGGGACAGTTCACACCTATGGAACCGTTCACAATTACGCAACCATAAGGAACCACTACCCAACTAGTTAGGAGAAAAAATGGCATATAGCCGTCCAGGTGTTTACATTAGTGAACGCCTACTACCAGCACCAATTACTGGAGGTGTCACTGCTAACGCTGCTGGTGCCGTCGTTGCGCCTTTCGCACAAGGACCAGAAGCAGTTACCCGTGTTACTTCATGGTACGAATTCACCAAGAACTTTGGTGGATACAACGCCGCATACCCAGCCACATTTGGCGTGGGAGCATTTTTCAACAATGGAGGACGTGAACTTTTTGTAAAGCGTGTCCTTCACTCAGACGCTTCTGCTGCAACTACAGACATCCTTACTGCTGGTTCTGCTGTGGTCGCAACTGTTACCGCAAAGAACGCAGGTACTGATGGAAACAATCTTCGTGTAACAATTGAAGCGGGAACTGTTGCCAGCACATACACTCTTACGGTCTACAAAGAAGGCGTAACAAATACCGCCTCTGACGTAACCAATGACGTACTACTAGAACGTTATGAGAACATCGAGTTTGAAGATGACACTTCAACCAATTATGCAGAGTCCATCATTAACCAGGTCTCTTCATTTATCACTATCAGCGGAAGTGCCGCTGGAACACCTGTATCTGCCGTCTACCCATTAACTAGTGGAAGCAACGGAACAACCGTTGTTGCTGCTGATTACACAGCCTACAAAGGTGGAGATTCTGTATTTGAAAGTTTCTCTTCTCTAGGACGTGCACTAGTAATCTTCCTTCCAAATATCAATGCAACTCTATCTGCTGATGTTGATTCAGTTTATATGGATGCAATTTCTTGGGCTGAAGCAAACGAGGGTTTCGTAGTTGTTGAGACCCCTGCAGATGAAACAGTTGCAAACGCTTTAACTTTCGCATCTGGTGTTGGCTCTTCAAGCAACGCAGCCGTCTACTACCCACACCTCTACATCACTGATCCTGTAGGTCGTAGCGCTCAGGCTCTTCGTAAAGTTGGCCCATCAAGTGCAGTTGCTGGTCTCTTCCTAGCAACCGATGCAACCCGTGGTGTATTCAAGGCTCCTGCTGGTTTGTCTTCTCCTCTATCTGGAGTTGTTGCTATCGAGAAAACGTTCTCTTCAACAGAACTAGATAGCCTAAATTCTGGTTCATCTCCAGTAAACGCAATCCGTCCACTTCCAGGTGCAGGAATCTCAGTGATGGGTGCTCGTACATTGAAGCAAGACGGCACAGCAAACAAGTATGTAAACATGCGTCGCTCTTTAATCTACATCAAGAAAGAACTAAAGAACNTCACAGAGTTTGCAATCTTTGAGAATAACGATGAGCGTCTATGGGCTCGCCTAAACACAACCATCGGTTCATTCTTAAATGACTATCGCAATCAAGGTGGCCTACGTGGTGCTACTGCGGCTCAGGCTTACTATGTAATCTGTGACGCTAATAACAACACAGCAACCACAATTGCTAACGGTGAAGTTCACATCCAAGTTGGTGTGGCTCTTCAATACCCTGCAGAGTTCATCGTCATCGACCTCAGCCAAAAGACGCTGAACTAATCCGAAGGAGAAATAAATAATGCCTACAATCATTAATAATCGGTCATCACTGATTACTGATCCATTACGTAACTTTAGGTTCTTGGTTACATTCAAGGCTCTACCTACTGCAAGTGCTGCCACAACCGCACTTCAGAATGCAGTGACCTTCGGGTTCACATCTGTTTCAGGTATGGCTGTAACCACAGACTCTATCCCTTACCGTGAAGGTGGATACAACACCACCGTTCACCAAATTCCAGGACAAACCACATTTGCTCCAATCATGTTGCAACGTGGCGTGATCCTTGGTACTCAGCAGAACTGGGACTGGATGAGAAACCTATTTGCAACTGTCCAAGGTGGTGGAAGCACACGCTCCGCTAATACTAACTTCCGTTGTGACTTGGAAATTGCAGTGCTCTCACACCCAATCCCATCAGCAGGTGAAACTGCACAAAATGCCCCATCATCAACAGATCACGTTGCTATGCGGTTTAACGTGTACAACTGCTGGCCTACCTCTGTAGCCTACTCAGACCTCAATGCTGGTGACAATGCTCTGTTCGTAGAACAGATGACACTTGTTCACGAAGGCTTTGATGTTAACTGGGCAAGTGGTCTAGAAAAAGCAAACGAAGCAGCAGCCTTTCCAGGCTAATCTAACAAAGGAATAAAATGACGAACACAATTAATGCAGCGGCTAATCCCGCATTGGCAAACCAACTACTTACAAAGGCGCTCGATGAAGCGCCAGTGGAAATGACTCCTGAAATAGTTATACCTTCGGATACGGTCGTAGATCTTCCTGGTGGCTTTATAACAGCCGCTGGGGAGATTGTCCGTACTGCAGAAGTTCGTGAATTAAATGGCAGAGACGAAGAAGCAATTTCAAAAGCAACTAACTTAGGTAGGGCGCTAATGACAATCCTTCAACGTGGAACTGTCAAAATTGGAACCGAAGCAGCAACCGAGAACATCCTTGATCAACTACTGATTGGTGATAGAGATCAACTTCTTCTTGGGATTCTAAAGGCTACCTTTGGATCTGAAGTAAAGATAGCCTCTTACTGTCAAGGGTGTTCTGAAGTAAAGACTGTTCAAGTAGATATAAACGCAGATATCAAGACCAAGGTCCTGACTGATCCAATTGATGATCGTGTCTTTACCGTAAAAGGAAAAGATAAAGATTTCACTGTTCGTCTTCCTACTGGAACCGTTCAAAAGAAGATGATCGATAATATGGATAAGACATCTGCAGAACTAAGCACTCTAATTCTAGAGGGAAGCGTTATCAAGATTGGTGACGCCCCCGTGTATAGCGCACAACAAGTACAGGTACTTAGTGTATCAGATCGTAGAAAATTGATCGAAGAGATCAACGACAGAGCGCCAGGTCCACAGTTTGATGACGTTACTGTTAAGTGCCCAGACTGTGAAGGCGAGGTACTGGTACCTATTAATTTAGGAACCTTATTTCAGTTCTAATGTAGTTGGTTATCTAAGACTGTTCTCTGAATGGTCTGCGTTAACACAGGTGTATGAGGGTTGGACTCTTGAGGACATAAAGAATTTGTCCCAAAGAGAAAGAAACAACTGGTTAGAAGTAGCCAGAACTAGACAAGGAAGGAGTTCTAATAGTGAATAACGATCCTATTGGTCCTATTTCCAATGTCGAAAAAGGTCTAGGTGGTATCAACCGCCAACTAGATAGCACCATTACTAAACTTCAAAAACTTGTTGGACTTGCAAGCAGTACCTTTACTGGAATAAAACAAGTGATGGGAACGGGTGTCGGTCAAGGCACCCC